GTGTTCGCCTCGATGTTATACAGCCTGAAATCAGCCATAAGACGAAGGATTTGATTAGCGATGAAAATGCCAATCTTTTCAAAGATGTTCTGATATTCAGAAATGTTGTTCCTTTTGTATCTAGCGATAATCATAGTTACCCCTCGAACGCAACGTATATTAGTTTGAATCTATCGACAACTTTCTTTCCATCCCTATCTTCTAGGACTCCAAATCCGACAGGAAAGATGTTCAATTTCTTTACACCGTAGCTTTCACAAATGTTCATCAGCTTCTTGCCGTGCTTGTTTGATTCGCACTTAAAGGTCATGATAAGTCTGCCGCCGACATTTTCGGCAGCGATGCAATGACCCATTATCTGTTCTTCCCATACAGAAGAAAGCGGGATGTTCTTGATTCCCCTCTCAATCGGGTTTAACTCCTGAATGATGAACCTTGTTCCTTCCTTGACCTGCTTGACCACATTATCAACCGTCTCTGGGGAATACCAGTGTAGCTCACCAGTGCTAGAATCCTTGGTCGGCTTGTTGCAGTCGATGACTTCTGCAGGAAACTGGTAGTCAACCTTAATCCTTGGCATTCTTAACCTCCTTGACAAAATCAGGGCCGCACAAAACTTCAAGGCTTCTTTCCATAATGGTCATACGGCGCTGAAAGTAGTCGCTTACATTACGAAGAAACAGTCTGACCTGCTGTCCGCATTCCTTCTTGTTGATTACGTCAATCACGTCGCCATAAGCCTGACGGCAAAACCTAAATTCATCTTGAAGGCGTTTCTTGTTTCCTACAAGGTTATCATACACTTTTCTCTGTTCGTCCGTAAAGGACTTGATAATCTTTTCTCTAAGTTCAGGTGTAATCTCAGCCATTTTATACCTCGTAATTTTCCAATAGATATCGGTGTGCAGCAACTGCATTTCTCAAAGGTTCGACGAACGTAGCGTGGCCATATTTCGCCTTCGGCCTCTCGTGATGAATATGCGTTATCCCAGTTCTCGGGACGCCAAGTCCAGCAAGGATTATCTCCTTGTCGTAGAAGCACTCTATTCCAAGGAAGCCATCCTCCCCTCCCCAGCATCCACTGAAAATCGGGGAGAACACACAGTTGTAACCGTACAGAGTCGAATTGATTTTGATTAGACGCTCGATTGCAGCCTTGTTCATACCGATATTACATGACCACAGAACGGCAGAGTCAAGGACGGGTGTTTCATCGGTCACGACGGTAAACGGGTCACGGAAGATATTGGCATACTTGTTGTGTTCCCTCTGGTCAGTGTAGCCGAAACTGAAATCGTCACGCCTGCCACAAAGGACAACTGGCTTTTCGTTTGTCAGATACTCGTCATATCCCTTGATGATATCGCCTTCTGGAAGGCAGTCGCCATCAATGAATACCAGCTTGTCGCAACCGTCAGCCAACGCTTCATTGATGCAGATGTTGCGGCAATAACCCGCAAGGAAATAATCGACATCTGGCGTCATCATCGGGCGGTACACTTTGTCAGGAATCTTGTCGTTAAACATCAGTTTCGAGAAAGTCTTGCAATCGTGCCTTGCCATGATTGCGGTCGCCTCGTCCTGAACTTTCTTAGGTTCACGGTCAAGCATGTAGTAGAGACGGTCAGGCTTAACGCTCATCTCGTCCACTTTACATAGCATCTGTTCCATATATGGAACTTGGTTCTTGCTTATGATGATTAGGCCTATCATACGATTATCCCCGTTATTCCAAGAGCGATAGCAACAATGACCAATCCCAGAAGAACGTAGGCAATAGGGAACTTTTTCTCTGCCATCATAGTTTCAATCGAGTGAACCCTTTCCTGCAACGATATCTGGGCCCCAATTACCTGCTGGTCCTGCTTAATCAGGATGTTCAACTTGTCTGTGATGGTTTTCTGATTGTTTGCGTAAATTCCGACAATATCATACAGACCGTCAACATTGTTTGCCAAGTCATACACCGCCTTGTTTACACTCTCATCCTCGTCACCGAAGTCGTCCATACCGTAGTCACCATTCGAGAACACGGACGCCAACATGCTGTCTACTTTGGCCTCCTCACTAGGAGTCAGCTCCGAACGAGGCTTGCTGGACGGTTTCTTGCATGGAGGAGTCTTCATTTCAGGTAGCGGCAGAGTAGGCAACTGCTCGTTTGGAATTGCCGTAAAGTGCTTCACGACAAACCCATCCTTCTTTTCCAACTTGGTCAGAGAGAAGCTCTTCGGGCCGACCGATATGAACTTGATTCCGTCATGCTTTCCTGGGGCTACATAGAGTTTCATGTGAGTCACGACACCTTCGCTCAGGAATGACATCGCTGTTTGATTTCCACCCATAATATAGACTGGCTTATCCAGACGCTTTGCCAACGTCAATGCGGTAAACACATTGGTCGTGTATGACGTGTGTTTCAGCCGTGTTGTCAGGGACTTGGAGAACAGGATACGGGCAGCAACACGAGTCTTACGGAAACAGGTTAACTCATTGAAGGCGTTGCGTCCCATAATAATCGTATTTCCTTTGATGAGCGTTTCCATATCCTTATGGATAGCTGTGCAATCCCAAGGTATCGACGTTCCGTCTCCTATCGTCCCGTTCTCATCAATCGTCAGAAGAAGTGTAATGTCCATAAAAATAGTCGTGTAATCTTGTTACTAAATTACATTTTTCGACTAATTTAGGATATGGAGGTTCCTTGCCGCACGGGTAAATGCGGTATATTTCAACTGATTTCTCTGCTTAACGTCCCAGTCACAGATGTTGATATCCTTCTCGACGACATAGACATTGTCGATTGTGGAACCCTGAGCCTTGTGGATGGTCATTGCATAGCTGTAATTGACGTAGCAGAACGAGTCGATGAAGTCATAGAACTCCTGCCAGAGCTCATGCCTGTTGTGGACAGGTTTTCCTGTAATGGGGTCAACCTCGGCACACAGCGTCCTTATCTTGCCGATGAGCGCTCTCTTTATCGCCATATAGGTAGGATAACCTTCGGCGATAGACAATACTTTGATGTGGCGAAGTTCCCTCTTGTTCGATGGAGCTAGGTAGTTATCGACAAGAAGACTCCAACAAACGATGTTGGTTTCTGGTTCGACATACTTTTCGGCTTCACGAACAGCCAAGCGTTCTCCATTTGCGTAAACCTGCAAAGTCTTACCACCAGCCAACGGAATGCTGTACCCCTCCGTTACGATAAGGTCGTCGCCGACCGTATATTCTTCTACATCGTTACCGAAGATGTGGCGACGGATGAAGATATTGGACTTGTCCACAGCATTATTGGTGTATGCGAGGAGACGGCAGAAATTCTTGTTTTCCTTGTATTCTTCCGACATGAAATCGGCAAAAAGATTCTCAAAGAACGGTTTCTTCGCCGTGTAGAAACGCACACCTTCACCACGTTCATTCACACGGTCAACATGCTCGAAGCAATCATGCACTTGGAACATATTGCGGGGGTCACGGATAGGAGTAACAAGGTCAATGATAGGGTTGTCGGCAGACACACGCATGACCTTGTTGAGCCTGAAAATATGCGGAACACGAGAAAATACGACAGATGATGCAAAATTAACTGGCGGGAGCTGTGCTTCGTCGCCGACATAGAGGATTTTCATCTGGGGAAAATCACGCAAAACACTCTGAATCATTTCGTAGCATTCGTCATTCACCATCGACGCTTCGTCAATGACAATGAGACGGTACTTACTTGCGTGGCAAGAACCATCCCTAACGAGGATTTTTCCATGGTCTTCATTCTGTTCGAGTTTGAGGCCGAGCAATCCACAGATGGTCTTGTCGTAATTCTTGCCACTTCTCTGTGAAAGGACACGCACCGCCTCATTGGTGTAAGCGGTGCAGTAGACCTTGATTTTCTTGAATTCTTTGCTGAGTTCCTTCAAGAATACATGAAGGAGGGAGGTCTTTCCAGTACCAGCGGCACCAGTCAGGACCATTTCCCTCTCTGAATCATCATGCATGAAGGTAAGCATTTCAGCAAGCCCCTTCTTCTGGTCGGGGCTAAGTTCTTTCTTTGTAATTAGATTTGAGTGACTCATGCCGTTAAATATAGTTATTTAGTCGGCAAATGTCAACCACTAATATACCGTTTGCATGAACTGGGTGGCATCAATAGCCTGCTGCATCGTGTCATACACCCTAGCATCCGTATTCATCGTCTGGTGGTTGTACTTTACCTGACGCCAAATGGACTCGATGCGCTGTTCACGCTCCTTCGCATTGTAAGCCTTCATGTTGATGCCGATTCTACTTCTCGGCGGAGGAGGCAGCTCACGAAGCTTAACCAGACACTTCAAAGCGTGTTCCAGCTTGTTAACCTTGACATTGTACACATAACGATAGTAGAAACTTTCCGCCCTCTGCGGGATGTTCTCAATCATTTCCATGGTCAATGCGTCGGCAAAGGCGAACTGGCCATTCTTCAATGCGTCGGCAACCACATAGTCTGCAGCAGCGATTGTCTCGTCAAACTCCCAGTAAGGAAATTCATTTAGACAGATTTCATACCACAGCCTAGCCATTTCTGGATTCTTCGTGTCCTTGTAGCTGGTCGCAATATAGTATGCGGTACGGAGGGAATGTCCCTTCTTCCACAACTTAATCAGGGCCTTCAAGTTTCTGGCGACATCACGCTGTTGCTTGAAGTTGATGAACTCGTTCTTGAAGGTAATTACCTTTCTCGGTTCGGCTGTGTCGATAACGTACTCGTGAATCGGGTTGATAAACCTCGATGTTTCCCTACGGACAATCCTGACACGAGGGAACTTCATCGAACGGGTTATCCTCGTGTACATCACGATATCCGATGTGGAGTACATCGTGCTAGCCTTATCGAACTTCGCCCTGACATCACGGGCATTGTCAAGCATATCGTTGACATCAACCCACATCACATATTCCTTGGTGGCGAGAGAGAAACCGTAGTTCTTTGCCTTACCGAAGTCGAAGTTGCCATCGTCATCAAGGAACAGTGTACCAACCGCATCAATGATGACAGGCTGGCGAACCGTCGTCTGGAACTTTCTCGCTATGTCAAGGGTATGGTCGGTAGAACCTGTATCGACGACAACAAATTCGTCGGCAAGCCCTACAAGCCGCTGCAAGCATTCCTGAATTTTCTTCTCACCGTTCCTGACAACTAGGACGGCTGAAAGCTCATGTCTCATATTTTACCCGTTTGTGTAATCGTCGTCGTTCAGTTGTTTTGCCAATTCATCCACTGGCATTGTGGCGAAATCGTCCTCATCAGGCGTTACGCCGAGCTTGGCATTTTCCTTTTCCTGCTTTTCTTCCTCGTCAATCTTCCTGTTTGCGTCGATTGCAAACTCGTCGATGGATGAGTAGTTGTTCATCGTGGCTTCGTTCAAGGAGACGAACTTGACCTTCTTGTGCCTTGCTACAAGCTTGTTGTGTGCCTGAATGAACGCACAGAACGTGATTTTTGCAAGGTAGTAATACGGGTCAACATTCTTGGCACTCTGCATCTTAACGGGGTCGAAGTTGTGACTGTGCTTGATAAGCAGTTCGATTGCACGGTCACGCATTTCAACCTTCCAGTCAGCAGTATAGCCACGCCATTTCTGGTTACCAAGGTTCTTGTCGATAACGACGTTGAACACATAACCAAGAGCCTCTGATACAGGGTAGTCAGTACCATACTTCTTTCGCACGTCTTTCAGTTCGACAAGCAATTTCGTCAGAATATCCTTGTCAATCTTGCCGCTTCGCATGCGGGCATCGAACGCATCCAACTGCTTTTTAGTCCAGTTGTAGCCGCTCTCGGGGATTTCAAAATCTAGGGTGATTTCCTCATTCGTCGGTTCTACCTTTTCCATATTTTACTCATGGCTTAAACTCATAAATAAAATACATTTTATAAAAAAAGGCCCCGCCATATTTCTATGACAGGGCCACCATCGGAGAAAAAATCCTATGCTTCGATGTACTTTGTCTGGTCGTCCTTCGGGATGAGCTTTAGTGCCTCCCTGCTAGGAAGATTGGCAAGTGTGCGTCGAACCTTTTCGAACTTTCTGGATTCAATGTCCTTGAACTGAGGATACCAACGCTTTTTGCTGCCAAGCTTCTTTCGATAAAACTGATGAAGCACATTGATGTAGCAAAATAGCGGGAACATTGCCTTCTCGGCTTCCTTCGTAGAATCGAATTCAACCTGAGGGAAAGTGTTCGCCAAAGACTTGATGGCGTTATCCGTCAGCATAAGGAACTTGTACTTCCACGGATATGAGAACGAGTCGTTCTCAAAATCAACACCACGCATACTGAACTTACCAAACTGGTTTACCCTCAGTACGGCTGTGCTGAACTCCGTGAAGTTCATGTAGAAGCCACCTGGGAAATTGTGGTCGTCCACAATCTCAACGGTGACCCCAGCCTTATCCTGTAATTCCTTGGCCAGAGTGTCGAGAAAAATCTTGATATTCATTCTGCAACCTACGGTAATTCATACGGGACGAGTTTAGAAAGCTCGGGGCTTTCTGGGGGCGGAATGAGCATCGGGAATATCGAATCGTAGATGTAGACTGCCGAATTGCCGCTGATGTCTGGGCACTGGTCGGCAGGGACCATCGTGAGGTCGATTTCAACCTTTTCAATCATGAACTTGCCAAGTTCGGCATCGTTATCTCGTTGACGTTCAAGAGCTTCCTTGTACTTGTCTGCAAGGTCGGTTTGCAACTTGGTAAACTCGGCATTCTTTTCTGCAGGAAGGTTTTCGACAGCAGCCTCAAATTCCTTGATGTTAGAAAGAGGAGGAAGGCCGTACTTCTTGGCTATTACATCCAGTTCCTTTACATACTGCAAGTAATCGTCGTCTGGCCTGAAAGCTTCAAGCATTGTGGCAACTTCCTTGTCGGTAGTTTCGAGGTTCTTGTGTAAAGCATATCGGAAGGTACTGGTAATGCGACCAGTAAACAACTTTTCGTTCAAAGCCCTCTTGAAGGCTTGGTTCATATCAAAAATGGCTTGATGACTCATTAATCTTTTCATGTGAGTTCCGTGTTGAAGTTTCTACTTCTATAAAATACATTTATTTTAACTTATTGCATTCCCCAATCATAGAGAATAAACCGTTGTTTTCAATATCCAGCTTGTAGTCGAATAGGTCCTGAATAATCGATTCACGGTGGGTTACAGCGAAAATTGTCGGGGTCTGCTGTGTTCTCGTGCGGACAAGCTCAACCATTTCCCTGAGAGATACATCATCGGTCGAAACATCCAACATTTCGTCAAGGAATAGGCAGTTAATCTTGAAATTTGCCACTCGGAAGACAAAATCGCAGAACGCCATTGCGATAGCGAACGTGACTTTACGCTTTTGCCCCTGCGAAAGCATTTTGTAGCAAGGAGCAGCACCATAGACGGATTCAAACTTGTAATCCATGCTCTTGTCGAACACGATGTGGTACGGAAGGTTGAACCGACGAAGGTTGCTTTCGATTGCTTGGTTGAAGAACGGCACGAACATCTTGATAACATAAGATTTCAAGCCATCGTCCGAACACATGTAGGAAATATACTTGCAAATGGCAATCTTGTCAGAGAAGTTCGTAATGGATGCAGTCACATTGTCCAGCTCGGTCTGAAGTTCAGCGAGATGGGCTTCGGAGTCCTTCAATGCCTTGTCATCGTTGCTGGATTCTTCCTTCTGGATTGTATTCCTCAACATGACAATCTGGGAGGTATTTTCCTGCAATGCAGAGGATGCCTTGTAATACTTTTCCCTTGCTTCATTCGAGTCAGTGACAGCATTAGAGTTTGAGTTAATCCAGTTAGCCAAATCAGCCTGACGTTTAGTCAATTCACCAATGTCATTCTGAATCTTCTGGATGTCATCACCGAATTTGTAAGCGCTAGCCGTAAGGTTCTTAAACCTGTTCTTGGCAGATGCCAACTGACCGTTTGCTGGACCCCAAACCTCGCTCATGAACTTGTTGTATTCCTGAATGCTGGCATTGAGGGATTCAATCTGTTTGTCAACAGCATCGTTGTAAGCCTGTGCGGACAACTCAGCCAATTCCTTCTTCTTGGCTTCATTGTCGTTTATGATAGTAGCCTGTTCAGCCTTCAGCTGACGCCACTGGGTACGGAATGCTTCCTTAACATGTTCCACATCAGCTTCGGTAGAAGGCTTGCCGCATGTCGGGCAAGGAACACCTGGCTTGACCGAAGTAGCCTTTGCGGTGACATCTTTCATCTTAGTGTCAAGCGACTGAATTTGACGGTCGTTTGAATCAATGGTAGCTCTGAGACTGTTAATCTTGCCAATCAAGGTGTTCTTGAACAGGTTCAGTTCACTCAGCTTATCCTGAGTTTCCTTGATTTTAAACTCTTCCGAGCGATTGTTGGCATTATCGAACTGAGCAGTCAAAAAGGCGACATTCTGCTTTTCCTTTTCGATATCATCAAAAAGTTTGACACAGGTGGACATGTCGTTGATTTTCGTCATGACCGTTCTCAGCTCAGACTGAGAATCGTTATATTCTCTTACACGACGTTCGGCTTCGTCCTGAACCTTCTTAGCCGCCTCAGACGCAATCATCAAGTCAGGCGTCTTGCTTTCAAGGTCAGCAACCTGCTTCTTCAAGTCGTCTATCTGCTCATGCTTCTTGGCCTTCAAGGTTTCAATCATCGTGGTCGTATAATTGATGTCAGCCTTGATACGGTCAACCGAGTTCTTAGCAATATCGAACTGCATGTTGGAGTCGCTAAGAACCTTGTTGTTGGCATTCTTCCACTTTTCGGTGGAAAGCGAAATGGTGTTTTCAATGAGCTTACGCATCTTGTCGGCAGGCATTTCAAGCAGCGGAATAGTCTCCTGACTGTTCTGTGCAATCGTGGTCTGGTACAATAGGAGAGACGGGCCGAGTACTCGGTTCTCGAAATCCTGCTGTGACATACCTGCACGTTTGAGCTGTTCCTCACCATTAACCCAGATGGTAAAGCTCGTCTTGAGACTCTTCGCCTTCATGCGGCGTTCGATATGGTATTCGTGCTTGCCAGTGCCTGTATCGACATCGAAATCAAGCGTCACTACCATGTCGGCGTTCTTGTTTTCCGTATTTTTCAGGTCACTCTGGTTTCCTCCACGGTAGGACTTACCGTAAAGAACATAGGTCAGAGCCTCGACAATAGTGGATTTTCCATACCCGTTCGGGGCACTCAGGTAAATAAGACCTGGGTGAAACTCGACGACATTATCAATGTCGCCATAGGACATGAAGTTTCTGAAAATAAGCTTTTTGAACGTAATTTCATGCATAGGACGCTAGACCAACACTAGAAGTTGAAGGTGATATCGAAGGTATAGCCAGATGTGAGATATTCAGCTTCTGGAATAACTGCGTAGTAGCCAAGGCAAAGGTCAACCTTCCCGAGCATGTAAACTACGCCTGCATACGGGCCCCAAGAATTGTCTGTATCGACGGTAGAGCCTGCATAAAGAATAAGGTCGGAGAGCAAGAGGTAATCGAGTTCGGCACCGAACTGGCTAACCTTCGTGTCAGTATCAAAGAGGTATTCCCCGCCAATGCTAAACTTGCCAATATCCTTGTAACCCTGAACAAACGGGCGAACGCTGTTTTCGGTCAATTCAACACCGACAGCGGCGACATCATAGATGTCAGTCCTTACGGACATGTTGGAAACCTTACCGTCATACAAGGCGGCAGCGATTTCGACGTTACCCTTGATGATGGCACGGACATTTTCATAGTGAACGGCGGTTTCAGCTTCATGGTCGAAGGAAACACCCGTACGAAGTTGGGCTACACCGCCAGAAGACGGGTTGAACCAGTCCCAACCGCCAGCAAATGCGATGGATGTGCAGAGAAATGCGAGAATGAGTATGAGTTTTTTCATATTGACTTCCTTTTTTGATGGTTTGTGTTTATATGTACCTAGAATATAACAAACAAAAAGGGAATTGTCAATATCATTCCAGCAGATTGATGGATTTGGTCAAAGTTCTTAACTTATTTTCGTTACAGATGATAGGACTCATAAAGACACGGGTGTTCCCGTACATGACATGCTTCCACGGGAAGGATGACTGGGCGATTGGGAACGGCCTCAAAGATACAATGACAAACGGGTTGTAGGCATTCTCCTTGGCGAGGTCGAGAACCTGAATGTTCGGGGACAACTGGATATTGACATAGGCCCCCTGTGCCGAAACCACCTTTGCATAGCCTGGGGTTCCATCACTGCGTAGTAGAATTGTCGGTTTCGACTTCGGCTTGGCAAACGATGCAAACAGGGTTGTTGCCTGAGACTGGATTATCCTCAGGTAGTTTTCCATGTTGAAATACCCTATCGGGAGAACACTCTTATCAATCAGCCCAGCAAGAATGTTGATATACCTTCTGATAAGAGGCTCGTACATCTTGCCGTTATCGTAATCTAATCTAGTTAGAAGAACGTTGATTGCCTCGACATCCCTAACCTGAGAGCTGGACAACATGATGTGGTGTCCTGCCGCATCAGTTATCGTGTTCATCGTCGCATAGTTCAGCGCACGGAAAGGTGCAAGATAAACCTTGTCGCCAAGCTTGATACGGGCGTTCTCGAAAAAGTTCAACCCGTCAAGGATGGTCTTGAACATATCCTTGGTCAGGTTTCCCTTGTGCTTGATGTCAAGCGTTACAGAATCGTTCATCACATAGTACGACAGATTGCTATAACCAGTCAAGCGGACCGCCTTAACCTTTGCTCCATTTGCGTTCGTAAATTCGATAGGAGAGCTGGTGACGTAACTTGCCAACCCAGCCCCAGTAGTCAATCCCAACGCCTTGGCGACATCAAGGTAATCCCTTGATGCGTCAGGAGTGTAAATGTATTGTGTATTGTCGTTTTTTATCTGAACTATCATGTACTCTTCCTGAATGTCAACTCAATCTTTCTTGCGATACCACGAGGAACCTTTATATAAAGTATAATCGAAACCGTGTTGTCGTCATTGATTGCCACAAAGCTCTTGTCTTCGACAACAACCACCCTAGGCTCATACTTATTGATTAGGTTGACACACTGGTTGAGCAACTTGGATTCGCCGTTGAGGTCACCGATAATCTCGAAGACGCTCTCCTCCAATGTGGAACCGAACTCGTCATCATATAGACGTTCACCGAGGTTTGTCAACAGGATGCTATACACATTCTGCATCAGGCTGTTTTCGTCAGCCGTAATTGTGAATGAAGAGTACGCCAAATCCTTGCTGTAAATCGGTTCAAAGTTCAGGTCGTCAAAGCGGGAACGCTTGGTATTCTTTTTCACGATGGATGACTTACCGTCAACATCAAGCGGCTTGTCCTGTTCTTCCTTAGAGACGATTTCAAACTTAACTTCGTCAGTCCAGAAACAGTTATCTGCGCCTTGGTTGTCCTCACCGACGTTCACCCTAAGCTTGATGCCAGATGCAAGAACTCCAGGGTTCTTGATTGTGAGCATTTTCCTGTCCGATGTTCCAGATAGAATAATTGCAGTAACCCAGTCAGAGTCATCAGAGAGCTTGTACTCGACGACATTGTTCATGAAATTCTGGTTGAACAGCACTGTGCTTGTAGGAGCAATCATGATGCCAATGTCTTCATAAGTGTCATACACTTCCTTTGTCAGGATAATCGGGATATCACATTCTGTGACAGTAACCGTCCTTTCAACCGAGGCAGTTCTGTGGCAGCTATCCTCAACCGTGTAGGTAATCTTATGGATGCCAGCATCGTCCCAGTTGGTATTGTCAATAGATATCTGGATTTCAGACAAGTTGGTGCCAGTAGCGATAACATCTGACGGGTCGGGTTCTGTCCACGGAATTCCCTTCTTCAATTTTACATGCTTGTTCGATTCTGGCTGAATGTCGATTGTCGGGTCAGCAGTCAAGGTAACGCTGTTCACGTAGTTTGCAACTGATGTCGGAACAGGGTGGTTCTTCCATTGTATACCAAAACTCTTTGTACCTGGCTGAGTAGCCACTACCTTGATTGAGATTTCGTTCATGCGCTCTAACGGGCGGACTATCGAGAAAGCATTTGGAGTTGGACCACGAAGGATAAGCTCATAACCATTCGTTTCGAATATATTAACTCCATGATATTTCAGGACATCCCCTGTTTTAACACAAGTGAAATTCTTCTTGAAGATAATAGGTTCATTCCAGAAGTCAACCTTGTGTCCCTCGCCCATGTTGTTATCGCCTGCCCAAACTTCAAGGTGACCGCTACTTTGAGCGATTACATCGTCAGTAAGAACAAGGTCAAACGTGAAGTAGCCACCGCCACCAACTTCTTCTGTAATAGTGCTGATATTTCCAATAGAACCAAAGTCAGCCCAGACACCAGCATATCCCCTATCAGAAGCCTTTGCTGTGGACAGCAAATGCCAATCACTGTCATAAACCTTAAAGTTTAGTGTATGCGTCGTTCCGTTGCTAGAAATTCCAGTCATATCCAGATGGAAATCTGAATTCAACACAGCCAAGTCAAGCGACGTATAGTTTCCTGCCGCATCATAAATATCAAGCGTTGTGTCACGGGACAAGGTCAAAGTCACCTTGATAAACCTAGCATCTTTAACATTTAACGCCTTGTCTGGAAGAAGATAGGTTACCGTGCCCATGCTGAAATCTTTCAGCGGAGTTCCGTTAATGCTGATAACATCGTTCAAGTCTGCGATGTACACATCGAATGAACGACCAGCAATATGTTCATCCTCTGGAACATAGCATACTGGTGCTTCTTCGTCTATCTGCAAGTACAACCTGTTGTAATAATACTTGGTATCAACATCGGTGTCCTTGATAGTTACTGATGTAACCGTGCTGTACAGAATCAATGGCATCAATGTTCCCGTCTGGCATATCGTATTGATATATTCGACATCAAGCGCATCAAGCAAAAGATACGTCGGGGTATCGGTCACTTGTTCTTCAAAGCGGGAAATGTAGGAAGAAGATAGTCTTACCCAAACATAGGAAGCATCATTTAAATCTGCCTCTGGATTGTCCGCAAGATAATAGTTAGCACCATATTTAAAATCAACAGGAGGAACACTGTGAGTACCATCAACGTATCGACCAGTGAGAATAGGTGCAAGTATGTCACCCCTGATGAACGGGCAATCGGAAGCCTTCAACTTAAATTCAGTCACTGCGTTATTGACATTACGAACCCCGTATACAGGCATTTCCCTTTGTAGGTTAAACGCATCGTCATAGAAGAACTTACGTTCATCAGAGTGCCCATCAACAGGTAGAAGTGTAACTTCCGTCCCCGTACCTATGCCATCTTCCCAAGCAATATGACCTAGCTCGGCAGTGGCATTTACACTCAACTTATTCAGGTTGAATCCTTTCAATACCACTACGTTCTCTGGGCCAACGTGCATGAAACGGTCTGCTTCTCTGTCATGTCCGCCCTCCGTTGCAAGAATTTCCACGTCAGTAATGATAACAGGGGTTTCCGTGTTTGACTCGGTGTTTCCATCCTGATATACAGCAGACAGTGAACTGGTTTCGGTAGCCTCGTCGTGAATTATATCAAATTCCACAGGGTTTCCTGCATAACCGTAACTGCCACGAGTTTGCGGACCACTAATGTGTAGATTAGCAGGAACATTCTCGGCATCAGGTGCTGCATACGTTGAAATCATCCTTGAACGGTTCCTGATAATACCACATTCAAGTACACCAAGTTCAACATCTGGGGCGCCGTCAGGGTATCTGAAATATACTTTAACTTCATTCTGCTCAAACGAAACACCAAGAACTTCCGCACTAACACTGTTGTAGTGTTCAGTGTTCATAATTTCAATGGTATCACCAGCAGCAAAGAACGGTTTGTCAGCATCCCAGCTACGAACATACATGTTGTTCGTTGGGTCAAACAATTTGTTTGATACGGTTGCTACAAAAGCGGGTCCCGAGCCATACGTACCTCTCTGGATTGCATCACATACAAGGTACATGTAAGTATTTTCAAGCGAAATGCTCGGTTTCTTACCGATAAAGGTAAGAGAGCTGATTGCAATATATGGCCAGTGTCCTTCATCATCTTCACGAGATGCTAGCCTAATCGGGTCGCTTGTACTTCCCTGCTTTTGAGAGTTAATTACTATGGTCTTTGCGGCATGTCCTGTAAGAATATCGACAGTATACGCATTGTTAATGTCGAACTTGACATACCTATTTTTAAACACTCGTGTTGGGTTCGTATATGAGTACCGTGAAATCGTTCCGATAACAGAACCACTTCCCCAAGCACCACTATGCTTAGAACCAATGACGCTGTTTGTATCGTTCTCCGACCAGTTGTCTGTATCAAACCCAAGCAAATCGAGACTGTTTTCACCCAAGCCACCATCCTTGGTAGCAAACACAAACAATCTCGAAACTAGATTAGGGTCAGATGTTGCCGTACCATCATACAAAGGAATCGGGAACTTGATGACAGGTATAATCGTATCACGAACGAGCTGCATATCGGTTTCATTACCATAACATGCGGATGACGGCCCATTCTTTACATAGTAAGTGTCTTGACATGCGTAATAGATTGCACTCTCGTTCGCATGGCTCTTTACCTTTGGCGGAGCAATATCTGGAGTTTTAACGTTGAACGCAATGTCCGACGACGGCAGACGAGGGGTAAACACAAGAGTTCCCGACGTTGAGCCTCCCTGAATACTTTCGCCAGAGTCCACCTCAGCTGTTATGGTACTAGCATTTGCGGCAACCGCAGTCACAGTCAAATGAACCTTCGTACTTCCATAGATGTAAGCAACTCTATCACCAACAGCAAAGTTATGCTTGCATGAAATGCCTTGGTCATTGTCGGTAAAAGTAAATGTTACTGATGAACCGCTTGCCGAAGCTGATACGCTTTCATTATACTCATAGAGTTCCCACTTTTCCCAAACAAGGTCAGGCCATTGTTCGCTAGTGTAAACTGGATGGTATGACTGATTTATCTTCATCGGGTTGTGATACGTCTTGTATGTAAACGTAGTTGCGTTAGGCACAGAAGTGACAACGAAATCACCCAAGTACCTCTCGCCACGGCCCTTCCAATTACCATCATAACCACCGAACAATCTACCTTCACTTCCTGTATACGAAGGAACGTGAGAGATATGCCTGCTATACAGCGTGACGGCATCGCCAACCTCCAGACCGTGAGCAGACTGTGTTTCAACAACGACAGTTTCCACCTGATACAGGTTCTCATTACTGTCACAGCTAGAACTTCCACTAGCGGGAAGAGTGTTGTAGTCGGTATAAATCTTGCTAACACTGCCGCCAGCAACAAGATGTTCCAAAGCGATGTTGAGCGGGTTCTTGATATACTCGTTATTGTTAGAGAATCCCAAGAACGAAAAAGCAGCTTCAACCTCTATCGGAGAGAAAACGCCGTTGTCGTTTGCGTATGGTGCGGTAATCCAAGCCTGAGAGTTATTCGCTAGCTCAGAAAAGGCTTTGTCAACATCGAACCGCATGATGAGTTCGGTATTGAACTGGCTGTTACCGTTATCAAACTTTGGTGGCCTATTGGGAGTAGTCCAGTCATTGTATGAACCAGTTACGGGAGTAATTCCCGTTCCGTCATATACAGACAAACCCGAGTTCGCCGTAACGGTCGAATTCGGGGTATTCGCTGTGAGGAAATGGCGAAGGCGATAGTGTTTGATACGGTCATCGGTCTCAGAGCCCTTGAACTGATAAGTTTCCTTATAATGCTGATTATTGTTTTCAAGCTCAGCCTCGGTAGTCATCAAACGTATGTATAGATTTATCGCCATAATTCACCATTTTAATCAAAAAATAGTTTATAATCGGGGCACTAAATCGTTTGGGCTACGGCGTCGTCTTCTTGCTGTTCGAAAAGCTTCTTTTTCCGCAGATGCATGATGATATGTTCACCAAGGGCATTGGTCATGTCGGTGAGGTCATTTTCAATCATTTCTACTGGAAAATCCTCTACGATTTTGGCAGCATGCTTAAAGAACTTTGGCGAATTGTTCGTCCAGACGGTGTACATGAAGCCATCAGAACCGCACTTTACATCAACTTCACGGATAGAGGCGTTTCCGCCAATTCCGACAAGGTATATGTCATTGTTCGGGTTATCGTAATCGACAATCGTCTGATTGGCCCCGTTGTTGTAGTTCTTGTCCCGCTGCAACGAGTCCATCTCTGCACCACTTAGGGCATAAACCTCGACATAGCCACCGTTAGGCAGTTCGAGTTCACGAACAGGCTCAATCTCGTTCTGGATAAGCAGAGTGTTCAGCATTGCTGCATCCAACTGGTTGTTTTCGATAAGGTTTCCAGCAGACGCTTCCTTCAATGCGTAATCAATCTGGTCGAACGAGTCGATAACACCCAGATGGTACACATGGGCATTGTTGTATGATAGCATTTCCGTGATTAGAGAACCGCCACCCGCATCACTGTCGATATTATCCAGTGCAGTTCCATGCAGACGGTAGCAGGTAGAGAAGATAAGCGGAACGCCGTCTATGACCGTAAAGTACAACGGTTCCAGACTGAATTCTGGGTTATCTTCGCCACCGCCCTGTGTGATGAAGAAGGGAACAATCTTGTTGTTCGCCTCGCCAGAATCATACAACTCGTCGAGCTGTTCGGCAAAGTTCTCCACCATACTAGATGCCGTATTCTCGTCCTCGTGGACGTAGAAATCCGACAGCATCATGTAAAAATCGGCCATCATACTAGATAAGCTTCTTCAACGGAGTGGTGATACGTTCAATGTATGCAGGGTCCGCATTCTTGTTGGATTCCTTCTCGGCGATGAAATCCTCGATACCCTTCTTGATTACGGCAGGAACATCGTCCTCGCTGTACGACCTGACGAAATCGTTCTTGATTTCAGCCAGCTGTCCACCCTCGATTACAGCGCCAGCCTTTTTGAGTTCATCCATAGTCGGAACGAACTTGTCATTAAAATCGTCAATGACAAGGCGGATTGGAAGCGTGCAGCGAATGAGGTTGATGTAACGTCCGATTGCAACTCTGTCGCTAATGGTCAAATCAATAGTCTTGCTCATTTTAATCCCTGTAAAATGTAGATACTTACATCTCTAAAATACATTTTTAAATGGAAACTACATCACCAGAGGGTATAAACTATTGGTAAATTCCAAAAATATACTTTAATCTGTGATTATGGGTGAACTTTATAGATACAACGGCCTTCCCGTCTTTCAAGTGGACTTGTGCGACTTCCGTACGATAGTCGATGCGGAAGTTAACAAGAGGCGCCTACTGTCCAAGAACATCCTGAACGAAGCGTTGAAAGAGTTCTACAAGACGGAACGCAAACCATCATTTTACGTGATGTTCCAAGGAATCAGATTCAAGTACCCCAGGTAGGAAATTATGCTTTTTTCGTCAAAAAAGAAAAATCCCGAGAATATCGCCTCGATGGTCCTGACACACGTCAGAGACTACGGCGAGAATAACCCGAGAGGCGAACTCTTTGACCGACAGTTCAACGGCAAGGACTTTCACCGAAATATATTGAGGTCAAAAAATGCGGTAGGACAAGGCGTCCAGCAGATGATGTACCCGAACGGGTTGTCACCTGACGGATTCTCCACCTACATGCCGACCATCATGATTAACGATGGTCAGGTTGACCCGACCAAGGTGCAGGACACCATTGCCGAAAACCAAGTGCAGCTCTACTGGCGAAACAATGTGGAACGCATGTTGAAATACAACATCATCGCCACCCGTTCGGAAGTGAACGAATCGCTGACCCAGATTTGCAACGAGGCAATCTACAAGGACGACAAGGGTGACATCTGCAGCTTGCAGGTAAACGAGTATTCCGAAATTGCCGAAGTGACCAAGATGAGCTTGCAGACAATCTTCAAGAGGGATGTCCTCCGCAAGATTTGTAACTTCAAGTACACGGCTTGGCAATACATGAAGAAGATGCTGACCGAAGGCCGTATCTTCCTCGAAGTCGTCTATGACGAGGAATCTCACGAAATCGTGGGTCTTAACCTCCTGCCTGGTGAAAATATGATTGTTATCGTTCAGGACAACCTGATTATCGGTTACAGACAGATGCTCACGGGTACATACGCCCACACCAGCAAGAACTACATCGACTACTCGCCGAACCAGATTTTGTTCCTTTCCCTCGACCTGTATGGCCCAGGTGGTGTAAACGACCCGAGGTCAATCCTTGAACCCGCAGTGAAGGCCCATAACCAATTGAATACGATTGAGGATAGCGTTGTCATGTACCGTGTCCTCTGGGGTTCGGAAAAGATGGTCCTCAAAGTGGACGTTGCTGGCCAGCCGAAACCGCAGGCAGAAGCCACAATGAAGGAACAGGCGAAGATGTTCAGCCGACAGATTGACTATAACTCGGCAACGGGTGAAATCACCAACTGGGGTAAGGCCATCGGTCTTTCCGAACACTTTATCATCCCTGTTCAGGGCGGTACATCGGGTTCAAGCATCGAAAGACTACCTGGCGGTGACCAGCTAGGCAACATCGACGACTTGAAGTTCTTCAAACGAAATCTCGTTAACGCATTGATGGTGCCCCCAGGTCGTATCACGGCTTTGGCAGGGGACGGTGTAAACTATTCCAATGGTAAGATTGGCGAAGTCACTCAGGCGGAAGTCGCTTTCGCCCGTCTTGTTGACCGTTACCAGACCCCGTTTGAACAGGGCCTCGTCAGGCTGTTCATCATGGTGCTGAACACAAGGCAGGAATTCAGTGATGACATCAAGGTTGAAGAAAACTTCGATATCAAGTTCAAACGCAGCAATGGCTTCCAGAGCTACATAGACGCCGACGTTTGGACAACACGACTCGCAGTGTTTTCAAGCATGATGGAATTTGCTATCAAGGACGAAGCCCCGAACAACCCGCTGTCTCAGGAATACTGTCTCCGTTACGGTCTCGGCATTTCCGATGCAGACCTCACACAGAACCGCAAGTGGCGTGAACACGAACAGAAGGTTCTCCTCGGTGAGGAAACCGATGTTGACAGCGGCGGCGGTGAAGGCGGTGGCGGCCTAGGTGGGGAAATGGCTCCCGCACCAGCAACAGGCGCCTTCTAACCCAAGATTACCCCTGATTTCCAACCCCCGTACTTGTTACGGGGGTTTGTTTTAAGATATACCTAATATAAACTATAGACATAATTCTATTCGGGGATAAAATGAATAGGCGTAAACTCTTTTTGGAATCTATCAGCCAGTTAGGATTGACAGCAAATCAGTTGAACGGTGTTATGGCATTAATGGAAACCGTATATGTTGATGATAATCAATATTTCGATGAGGATTTCGATGAAGCCGACCCTGATGACGATGATAACAATGATAATGATGAGTATCACGTCGATGAGAATGAGGATGAGGAAATCTACACTAGCGAATGGCCCGAGGCCGATAGACAGGCATATCACAAGGCCGAACCATTATTTGTATCAAATAACGGCCAGCCATCTAAAATAATGTCTCTACTCAAGGAAGCATGGGAGGAAGAGCTTGAATCTTGTGGAATTGAAATTGAAAAGGAGCGGGAATACACACGCACAAGATTCGACGGATGGCCAAACATTAACGTTGTATTCTCTTGGACTGATGACTGGGATAAACACACAAGAGCTAAGGGAAAAGTAACCATCCGCCTCAATTGGAAGGGTAAACTATCGTTCTTAATCATCGATGAAAAGACTCGTCGAAATGTGAATCCGTATTTATACAGGTTCGAAGGAGAAGATATAAGCAAGTTTGAGGACCGCTATGAAGTCTCACCAAAATACGACCTTGCTCACGTTAAGGATTTTATACAGGAAGTCATAGATAAAGTCCTCTTGTTTACTAGCGGCATGTGGAGGGCCGTGTTAAGATAGTCATTTTAATTTCAATGCAGATTTTGAGGCAAATTTTTTTTCGTGAAAATACCTCAATAAACTTAAAGTAGAACTCAAACGGTGCCAGATGGCACAGGATAACATTATGCAACAGTTCAGACCTAAGTCAGCTACGAGCAAGTGGGCTCCGATTTTGGAATCCAACCTTGGCCGTAAGCTCAAGTCCCGTGCTGAAGCTGCTGTGGTTTCCACACTTCTTGAAACCCAGTGCAAGCTCAACAAGGGTTTCCTCCCAGAATCTGCTAACGTCAGTGCTGACGTAGCCCAGTACCAGCAGTATGCTTTGCCGCTCGTACGTCGTCAGTTCCCTGACCTCTTGGCTATGCAGACCGTAGCAACCATCCCGACCACAACTCCTAACGGAATTTACTTCGCTTTGCGTTTCCTCTATGACGACGAAGCTCCGAAGACTGTTGGTTTCCGTCGTGGTTTGAAGAAAGAAATCGGTTACGACCTCGTTGCCGACCACACTGGTGTACACGGTACGTTCAACCCGTGGACAACTACTCAGGGTGAAATGCTCTCTAACTATGCCGAAGGTACGTTCGGTGGCCCGTCTTTCGATGGCGCTGCAATGAACGTTGCTAACAAGGCTGGTAACGCATTCCTCACCAACCACTGGATGGACCAGCCAGGTGTTGGCGACCAGTACAATGAAGCCGAAGGCCACTATAACATCAAGAAAGCCTCTATCAAGGTGGTAAGTGGTGCTATCCGTGTGGGTACAAAGGCTATCAAGAGCCATTACACTCTTGAACTTCAACAGGATATGGCTGCTGCTCACGGACAGGACGTTGAAGCCCTGTTGCTCGAAGGCTTGCAGTTTGAAATCCAACAGGAAATTGACCGTGAAATTCTCGCCGCTATGGTGTCTGTTGCTCAGAACCCGATGTTCGGTGGTGAAGCTGCTATCACGGTTGACCTCTCCAAGGATGCTCACTTCAACGATGGCCGTTGGGTTGCCGAACGCATCGCTGGCGGTATCGTGAACACGATTATCGCAGTTGCTCGTAAGATTTCTCTTACGACTCGTATGGGCTCTGGTAACTTCGCAATCTGCTCTCCGAGCATCGTTGCAGCTATCTCTACCCTTAACTCTGGTATTTACATCCCGACCTACCTCGGAACGGATGCAGCTGTTCAGCCAGGTGGTGGCGTTTCCGACGCTGGTTCTCTCCTGAACGGTCAGATTAAGCTCTATCAGGATATCTACTCCTGGCAGGACTACGCTCTCGTTGGTTACAAGGGACCACGTCAGGGCGAATCTGGTATCATTTTCATGCCGTACATCCCGTACATCTTCTGCAAGACTGCAGGACAGGAAGACGGAAGCCCACGTCTCATCGTGAAGAGCCGTTACGCCATTGTCAGCAACTTGCTCGGTTGCGGCTTGTTCTACCGTGTTGTTCGCTTCGTGAACAACGACCTCTTGGGTGTTTCCTTCACTGGCGACATTCCTTGGGAATCTAACGAAGGTCCGACTGTGGGCGTAACTCTCGACACCGTTGGTGTTGCAGTTGGTGGCCACACTCTCGACCGTCCGTTCGGTACGGCTGCTCAGGAAGAAGAGTGGTAATCACTCTCTCCCCTGAAAAGGAACTGAAAGGGAGCTTGCCGCAAGGCAGGCTCCCTTTTTGCACCAACCGCCCGTAGTAACCACCAGCAAGATATAATAAACTATCAGTAGAATTTACGCACCACCAATATGACACCTAGACATATCATAGATACATTTAACGAATCGGCAGGGAAGATACTTATTTCCAAGGCTCAGTTGGAAGCCGTGAAGGATTTAGCAAAGACTTTGCTTGAATTTGCCGACCCGAGAAACGATGTTAACCACCCGTCTTGCTCATCAGGACTTCTCATCACCGACGGAAAGGTGTTCCTAGCAGAACTCCCGACAGGCAACAAGAAAGGCAAGGCTCATCAGTACGACCTTCCAAAGGGTCACGTAGAGAACGATGGCGAAACCGTAAAGGATGCCGCATTCAGGGAAGCATTGGAGGAAACTGGTTACAACTGGCACAAGTATTACAATGATGCACACGGAGTTTTCCGCAAGCAGGTCCCGTTCCGCAAGGGAAACAACCTGATGCTTTATCGGATAAACCTGAAAGAACTACCCCCGCTGACATCATATTCATGCAAGTCATACTTCCACGACCCGAAGAAGAATGCCGCTATGCCAGAGGCTTGCTCCTACGAATATCTCCCGTTGAAGGAAATCGGAAAGTGGCTATGGCCCGAGTTTGACAAGACCTTCAAGAGGGAAGGTATCAAGTTCTAAAAATGTTCCACGTGAAACATAAAAAGCCCCCGTGTAACACGGAGGCTTTCCTGTTTGTGGGATTTCTATGCTAAATCTTTCCTACACGGTCATTTTTAAAGACGGCGTACTCACCAGAAAGACCATCAAGTTTCCATGATGTCACCACCGCCTTTACCTGTTCCCGTGTATCAGCCAGACCAAACTTGGCTCCTCGCTCGTTTGAGGCCCCAAGTATGATAAAATACTTAGAGCCTGTGTCCAGCAATGTTCCTTTCTTTATTCGTTTTGCCATAATACCCTCTCTTACCAAGCAGAGGCAGCGGTTATCTTTGGAGATTCAGGTTCCGTCTTGGTCTTCTTACGGGTTTTCTTGATTTCTTTCTTTGGGGTTTCTGGTTCTGGAACGACTGGCGTTTCTGGAACTTCCTTGTTCATTTCCTCGTCCAACACGGGGTTCCCTGGAACGGCGGGTTCATTGGTCAAACGGGAACACTCTTCCAGTACGGCTGACATCTTGCCGACAGTTTCCTTGGCATCGATGCTGGCCAGATAATTTTTCTCCACGTCAGCTTCGTTCGGACGCAGGTTCAATGCCATTGCGTCAACATGAGGATTTATGGGAACATTGCGTTCAACAGGCTTCTGCTTACCCCAGTTATCCATGGAATCCTTCAAGTTATCGCCGACACCCATGCTGCTATCAGTGACTGCCTGAGACTTCTCGTACTGACGAAGACTTTCTTTCAATTCCTTGTCTCGTTCGGCTTCTGCACGGGAAACAGCATCGTTGAATACTTGAAGGGCTGACAGATTGTCCTTCATTTCCTCCTGCAGCAACTTCTTCCGTGTGTCCGATTCGCCAAATTGGAGATATGAGCGTGCGAGTGACAATCCGATGAGCCTATTCGATTTTTCTTTCAAAGCCTCGGTGTCGCAATTTCGGACAGCCACATTGATTGCAACTCTAATGGAATCAATTTCCTTTTCAAGTTCATCAGACTTGGCAATATCCCAGCAAGGACTTCCAAGAGTCTTCATCATGCCCAAGTTCTGCACAGCCTTATTCACAGCATCGGGATTTTCCTTCACCAAGTTACGAATTGGTTCTGGATTACCTCCGCCGAGGTCTATGTTGTTGAACAACTTGTCTGGGTCGGACTCTATATTCTGGTTCGGCTTCATGAACGGGTCTGAAAGGATTTTTGCCTTCGCTGGAACATTTCCATTCATTCTCTGGAAAGTATAGTCCTGCATGTTGCAGAACTCGTTCGGTTTCGTCGGATGCGG